TGTTTGTGCCACTTACGGCGGTACTTGAGCAAGTAGTAGAGCGGCTGTCTAAAAAATGGGAAGTTGCTGCGGTACATGGCGAAACATCCAAGCACAACAGAGACACTATTTTTCACCGCTTCCAAGACAAACAAGATTCTTTGCATGTTTTGGTGGCAAATCCGGGAACTATGTCGCACGGTTTGACTCTGACTGCGGCTACAAACATTATTTGGTTCGCCCCCATATATTCTAACGACGTGTACGAACAGGCTTGTGCTCGTGTCCGACGACCGGGGCAAACTAAAACCACAGTGATTGTGCATCTTGCGGGTTCAGAAATTGAAAGACGGATTTACAAACGTTTACAAACTAAACAAAAGCTGCAAGGTTTGTTGCTTGACATGATGAAGGAGGACAGTGAAAACCCCTAGACAACATACACACGATTTTGCTAGTATTAGCACCCCAGTTAGGAGAATAAAAAATGAAATTATCAGATTTAGTTGCAAAGTATATTGAAGCACGCGATCGGAAAGCCCGTCTAAAAGCGGACTACGATATGGCGGTTGACCGGCTTGAAAAGGTCATGGAAAAAATTGAAGTCAAATTGCTAGAAGTGTTTGACCAGACTGGAATGGATTCTGTGAAAACAGAATTTGGCACAGCATACACATCTACAAGATCCTCTGCCAGTGTAGCAGATCGTGAAGCGTTTATGGAATTTGTTCGTAAAAAAGATGAATGGGCCTTACTTGAAGTGCGCGCAAGCAAGACCGCCGTTGAGCAGTACAAAGACGCACATTCAGACCTTCCACCGGGGATCAACTGGCGGGAAGAAAGAGTTGTAAACATTCGCCGTTCGGCGTAATATTGCTATCCCACAGGAGAATTAACAATGGCAAATATCATTCCGTTTGACTCGGGTAACGTACCTGCGTATTTAACAAACACCACCTCAGACTTTAACTCTGACTTAACCGCACACGCTAGCGGTGGGTTCCCAGTAATTTCCATCAAGGGCAAAGTATTTGCTGTTGTCCGCGATGGTGAGCGTAAAGTTTTGCCTAACCCCAAAGATCCCGACAGCCCCGCTACTTCGATTGATGTAGTAATGCTGAAGGCGAACAAAGGGACGTCGAAAGTGTTTTACGCTAAAGGCTATAGCGAAGGCTCTGAAGGCACAAAGCCTGACTGCTTTTCTAACGATGGCACGAAGCCTGATGCAAGTATTGAAGCGCCTCAATCACGTTCCTGTGCAGTATGCAAGTGGAATCAGTGGGGCAGCAAGGTGGGCGACAATGGCTCCACAAAAGGCAAAGCGTGTCAAGATTCCGTGCGTATGGCGATTGCTACACCTAATCTAGTCAACGACCCATATCTGTTACGTGTTCCTCCCGCTTCGATTCGTTCCCTTGGTGAGTACGGTCAGACGCTTGCAAAGCGCAATATGCCGTACAATGCAGTCGTTACCAAGATTGGTTTTGACATGGAGTCTCCGACTCCCAAGTTAACATTCAAAGCCATTGGTATGCTTGACGAAGCCACGTTTAATCAAGTACAAGACGTAGTAGCTGGCGATACAGTTGCTCAGATTCTCGGCTCAGGGTATGTTACTGAGACTGTACATACTGAAGCGCCCGCAATAGCTGCACCCGTTCAAGAAGCACCTGCCCCCAAGCCTGCGGCGAAAAAAGCAACACCTGCTGCGAAACCTGCGGAAGAAGTGACTATTGACGGTTTGAATCTTGATGATTTGAACTTCGACGATTAACTGGGGTAGTAAAGATGCAGGGTGGAGAAGTGGTATCTCGTCAGGTTCATATTCTGAAGATCGTGGGTTCGATTCCCGCCCCTGCTACCACATTTTGGGAGTATCATAATGGCGTATGAAATAGAAGCGCGCAAAGTTGCGGGCGTAATAATTGAAGCAAACGAAGCACTAAATGGGAAGGGGTTTAATCATGGGGAAGTTATTCTCGGTTTGTCAGAACTTATTGGACGCATTATTGTTGAGTGTTCGGAAACTAGTATCCAAACTCAAGAACTTGTTAAGGTTGTAGAAACCCATCTAGCCAAGACCATTCAAATTGGCTCACAAGCGACGCAGAAAAGTTTGATTCAAGGGGTCTGATATGGACACCCTTGAGTTTTTGCGGGCCATCCTCCCGGAGGATGGCGTTAAGTTTCTTGCCCTCATAAATCCTGATGGGCGGGTAGCACATAGACCATACACCTCGCTTGAGGAAATGGCGAAATCGGTTGCGTACTGGGACTCAAAACCAGTGCAGGTTTACCATGCATGTGCTGCTTACCAAGCAGAATCAGTAGAAATTGATGGCAAAAAGAAGTACCGCAAACCTCTCAATTGGCTTAAAGCCAAAGCCTTTTGGGTAGATATTGACTGCGGTGAAGACAAGTTTGCTAGTGGCGAAGGCTACCTAACTAAGAAAGAAGCAGTTTCAGAACTAGGAAAATTTTGCCTAGAAACTGGCTTGCCTGTGCCAATGATTGTGGACTCAGGATATGGCATCCATGGATACTGGACTTTAGAAAAATGTATCCCATCGGATACATGGATCAAACTTGCTGAGGTTTTAAAAGCATTATTTACCCATCTACAATTTCGGGCTGACCCGACAAGAACTGCAGACTTTGCTTCAATTCTACGGCCTGTAGGGGCTACTAATAAGAAGTACGATTCGGCTAAACGGGTGAATACAAAAACGTCGGCAGTTGTAGTTGACCCCCGACAATTTGCTAAGTTGCTTAAAGACGCGCAAGTTAAGTTTCAAGTTGATGTTCAAGCGCCTAAACCAGTAAGTACCCTTAACGACGACTTAATTGCACATCTACCCCAAATACAGAATGTGCCTGCTTCGGCTGATCTTGTAGCAGATAAATGCGCTCAAGTTGCTTTGATGCGGGATACTCAAGGCGATGTTGGATACGAACATTGGCGCGGTGTGATTGGAATTATCAAGCACTGTGACGAAGGTATTGACCTAGCCCATAAATGGAGCGAGCGCAGAGAAGAAACTGGGCATACACAAAACGATGTTGATACAAAGTTTCACACTTGGAGTTCTCCCCCGACAACGTGTGAGTTTTTCTCCAAGTGCAATCCAGCAGGGTGTATGGAATGCCCACACAAAGGCAAAATTAAAACGCCGTTAGTGTTGGGGCGCAAAGAACCAGAGCCAGAAGTAGCAGAGGTAGTTGCTTCTGTTGAAGGGAAAACAATTACGTTTCAAGTCCCTGAATTGCCGAAAGGCTATGGGCATGAAAATAATGTTATGAGCAGATACATGAAAGACAAGGACGACATAATGCATGCGTTCGTGTTTTCTAACAATCTGTTCTACCCTATCCATCGCATCTGTAAAGAGAATGGAGAGTTTAGTGTTGGTCTGCGTTTGCACTTGCCTGATAATCGAGTCCGGGATTTTGAAATTGACACACAGGTTTTAGCGTCGAACCAAAAAACAATCGAGGCCCTTGCCAAGTACGAATTAATACCGACGAATCACAAGGATTCTGCTATGAACATGACGGCGTATCTCCGTGACTCGCTTGAAAAACTTAAACGAGAAGCAGAGGAACTAAATACATACACAAATTTTGGATGGAAAAGCGATTACCAATCGTTCTTACTGGGCGATCGGCTGTACCACAAAGATGGCTCTCTCCGGAAAGTTTTAGTTGGTAGTTATGCCGAAGACAAGATTCAAGAGTTTCCGACACCGAACGGTGACCTAGAGGTGTATGCAGACGCGATTAACTTTCTGTACGCACGTCCGGGTATGGAGCATATGCAGTACATTGTTGCATCTACCTTCGGTTCAATCCTTACACCATTTTGTGACACGTTGTACAAAGGTATTGTGTTTGCCATTATCAGTAGCAAATCCGGTAAGGGTAAAACCACAACCTGCTACTCCGGGCTTTACGCATTTGGTGACGCAGACAAAATTGCCATAAAAGCAGAGCAGGCTACGATCAATGCTTTATACGCACACATTGGGGTGCATAACCACATCCCCGTACTGTACGATGAAGTAACAAACATCGAGGCCGAGACGCTTTCAAAGTTGTGCTACGCCGTTAGTTCGGGGCAAGAACGGCAACGTCTGACAACAGGTAAAGGTAGCGGAGTACGGTTTGCCGAGTCCCAGACTTGGGAAATGACTGTGTTTCTAACTGCCAATACAAACTTGCATTCGTTACTAGCCTCGCGGCAGAGCAATACCGAGGCTGAGGCAGTTCGTATGATTCAGGTGGACGTAGACCGTAGGCCACTGCCAAACATAGGCGCTGAGGTCGATGTAGCCATGAAACGGATTGCTTTAAACAAGGGCATGGCAGGCGAGGTATTTGTACAGTATGTAGTACAAAATCTTGACGACGTTATGAAGCGTCTTGGTAGCTGGGGTAAGCGGTTACAAGAAGATATTCCTGATGTTAAGTATCGTTTTTACCGAAGCCAAGCCATGACTGCTATGGTAGCGCTGGAGATTTGTAACGAATTGAAGATTGCTGCGTTTGATTCCGAAGGCGTGTATGCCTTTATCAAAACACTGTTTTTTGAATTGGCAAGCAACGTTCAAGAGCAAAATTCAATTACTTCCGAAGAAGCGTTTAACCGGATGCTTAACGAATTATCTGCTCGCGTTATGGTGACTACTGAGTACCGAGATGGTCGGGATGGACGTGGCCCCGAAGATTGTAACAGAATATACGGCGGACCTCCCGCTGGTCGTTACATCATGGGGTCAACTGCCACAAAGAACGATCAAATTTCTGGGAAATTGTTTTTAATTCGAAAAGAAATCTCTGATTGGTGCTTGCAACACCGCGTAGATTACAAGTCGCTGATGGACTACGCAGCCTCAGCAGGGGTTGCCAAGGAACTCAAAGACAAGTTTAACGTCGGTAGGGGTACTAAAGTTTCAGCAGGCCAGCATCGGTGT